TCTGCAACTCCAAGTAAGTACAACGTCATGCGTAAGCCTTCTCTGCTAGTCCCCAAATAACACCGATGATTACTGCCCCTAAGAGCAGCAAGCCAATGAAAGTGTTGGCGCTCATCGCTCTGCCTGATTCTTTTGGAGCGCCCGCAGTTCTGCCCGAACCTTTTGGTGCAGTTCTTGGACAGTTCCGTCGTTCAGGACAAAGCCATCACAGTCCTCAGCCTTGATGCTGGTTTCTGAAGCATGAGTTCCCTGCTCTAAACCGGGTCGCTCAATCCAAATGACGTAGCCAGGAGAGACAAACTCTCGCTTAATGAAACTGATTTCGTTCTTGAATCGAACGTCAGTGATGCAGAAGTCGTAGATGTGCTTAGTTTCCATCTCCAGCCACAAATGGTCTACCCAGTGTTCCTCGTTGATCTTCCGCATTGCCATGCCAAGCTCTTGCAACAGGCGACGGAGTTCCCTTGAGTTGCGCTTGATTAACTCAAACGGCTCGTACTTAAGCAGGCTTGAGAGGTGGATCATTCCCGAGACAGGGTGGAAGGAGATACATGGATCCATCGAGATGACTATCTCCTTGATTGGGTCAGCAAACCCCATTGAAATGTATGGCAGGGCTCTGGCAGCCTCATTTTTTCCTGCGCCAGCCAGACCTGCAAATCCGATAATCATGGCAATTCCTTTCTGCGGCGATTCTCACCAGCAAAGTAAATCTACCATAGAAATGCAGTAAGGGTGATGCTCAGAAAAAAATCGTTTTACCATCCACACATTGAGGTTGCGAGTGTGACTATGATGCGGACAAGGCCAATGCTTCCCCAGCAACGGCCCCACCATTTTTAGAGTCTGTGTTCCTGCGCACTAGCAGGCGAGGGTGGAAGTCCCCCGTGGTTAACTCCCACGAGTATCCCGTTAAACGGGTCTCTGATCTATTGCGGAATGATCTACCGCTGTTGTTGCCGGCAGGGAATGTGGCGCTCAACCTTGGGGAAATGTTGAGTCTGGGATTTGACTGGGATTATTGCGCCGCAGGCAGAACGGCAACGAAGTTGTCCCCTTAGCTTCTCTAAACAAAGATTTATCTCCCCTGAAAGAGACTGGTCGGCCAGTCGCTTGCAGTAAAGAAGAACTTTCAGATTAACGACTTCTAAGAAAACGACTTGCTTAAGAGCAAGTCTGCTACAGTACAGATACCTCACAATGAGACTGAAAGGAAAACCATGCTTCTAAAAGGCAACTGCCTCGACCTTCTGGCAAAACTGCCGGACAACTCCGTTGACAGCATTGTGACTGACCCGCCTTACGAGCTGGGCTTCATGGGCAAGTCATGGGACAACTCCGGCATTGCCTACAACGTCGAACTGTGGGCCGAGTGTCTACGAGTTCTGAAGCCGGGCGGTCACTTGCTTGCTTTTGGTGGCAGCCGCACTTATCACCGCCTTGCCTGCGCTGTTGAAGATGCTGGTTTTGAAGTGCGTGACCAGATCATGTGGCTCTACGGCTCAGGCTTCCCGAAGTCGCTCAACCTTAAAGACGAGTGGGCGGGCTTGGGAACGGCTCTCAAACCTGCTCACGAACCTATCGTCGTTGCTCGTAAGCCCCTCATCGGAACAGTTGCAAACAATGTCTTGGAGTGGGGGACTGGTGCGCTGAACATTGACGCTTCACGAGTTCCAAGTGATGGTGGCGGAACTCAATGCTCAAACCGTGACGAAAATGGCAACTGTGTCGGACACCCCGGCGCTAACGGGTCGCTTGGTGGCGGTGTAATGCGCCACGCCCTAAACGCAGAATGTGGTCGCTGGCCTGCCAACGTACTGACTGACGGTTCAGATGCGGTGGTGGCAGGGTTCCCTTTCACAAAAACTGGTTCTGTCAGGCCTTACCAACAAAACGGCGAAGCCGAAGCGTTTGGCATGAAAGGCAAGTTCATCACGTCCACGCATAACGGCGACGAAGGTTCCGCAGCCCGCTTCTTCTACTGCGCCAAGGCAAGCAAGTCAGAGCGTAATGCTGGGCTAGAAGGGTTGCCGGAACAACAGATTGCTGCAAAGGGTAACGGACTCAATAGGTCTTGCGCTACTTGTGGGGCAAAAACACTTGACGGATGCGATTGCCCTGACCGCACGTTTGAGAACGCAAAACGGCAGAACTTCCACCCCACCGTCAAGCCAATCGCTCTGATGCGCTACTTGGTCAAGATGGTCACGCCACCGGGCGGAACAGTCCTAGACCCATTTCTCGGTAGTGGAACTACTGCTTGTGCCGCCATCTTGGAAGGCTTTGAGTGGTTCGGCTGCGAGATGACCGAGGACTATTGGCCGATTATTGAGGCCAGAGTATTATGGGCGGAAGAACAAAGAGGCAAGCAACAGGAGACGATGTTCTGATGCCTACCGTCACTGAAGATTTCCAGCTGACCGACGAACTTCGAGAATGGTTTGTCGGCAACGGATTCCAGATCAACCTCATCGCCAGGACTCAGGCTTTTATCCAGCACTACGAGAAGAAGGACTTCCGCCTTACTCGCGCAGAGTCTTGGGTGCCGCTATGGAAGCGATGGATTGAGGCCGACGCAAAGAACCCGAAGTTCATCATCCAGCCGAAGCCTCCGAAGGTGATACGCCCCGGCAGCCTTGACGATGTAGACTACGGACAACCAATAGCAATGCCAGAAGAACTCCGGCGACTAATCAGACGAGGACGAAATGTCCCACACAACAGCCCCAGCAGTATCAGCAACGAAGTCGGGGAAAGTAAAGTTTGTCTACCCAGTAGTGAAGGTGCTGCGGTCTGACGGTAAGATTGACGAGCACTACGACACTGGCTTCACGCTCAACGATGGTGCCTGTATCATTTTTGATGAGGACTCTATCTGGGGTCACGTCTACGCTCAGGGCGAGTGGAAGCAGGTCTACGGTGACTGGAACGAAGAATGACGCATTACAAGACAAGCTTGCTCAGATTGCTGGTGCCTGTGGCTGTTGGCATGGTGACTGGATTGCTTTCGACTGTGAAGGCTCACAACCCGCAACTCGCCGCAGTTCTTTCGCCGGCAGTGTCTTATGGCTACTACGCACTAGTCGGCTGGTTCGAGAAATCACATCCTGCTGCATCACGCTTGCTCGTATCGCCGCGTCCGAGTGCCGACGCAAATAAGGGTTAATGGCGCTAGACCCAAAACTCAAATCCGCCATCGTCAAAATGATGTCGGAGGGCTACTCCTACCGAGCCATTGCCAAGAAACTCAATGTCTCACTCAGTAGCGTTCAACGAGTCATTAACGACAGTCGCAACAAGACGACCAAAGATGCCTCAGGGATTACTAATCCCATTGAGCGCAAGAGGGTAGAAGAACTTCAAGGCCCGGTTGATCTTGATAAACTGTCAGAGGAAGCGGCCCTAGCCCTAGAGGACTTCACTTATTTCCAAAGGCGGTACTTCGGGCGGGTCGCTACCCCATGGCAGGCAGAAGCAGCAAACCGAGTAGCCGCTGCGCTTGAAACTGATGAGGAAGAATACTTTGTCGTCAACTGCCCACCTGGTACTGGTAAGACCACGGTATTCACCCACGACATTCCCATCTGGCTCACCTGCCGGAATCGAGCCATTCGTGGACTGATTGGCGCAGCAAACCAAAGAGCTGCACAAACGCACGTTAACCGCATTAAAAGAACCTTGATGCGAACTACCCCAGAACTTGCACCACTCATTGACAAACGCCGGGGACTTGCCTTTGATGCCGAGTCCACCGTGGCGATTGACTTTGGCCGCTTCCAACCACTTGACCGAGAAGTGTGGAACCGAGATGCCCTGATTGTGATGCAGCATGGCGACATGGGCTCCATCTCCGAGAAGGAACCAACGTGGTCTGCCTATGGTGAGGACTCCGGGTTCCTTGGACAACGCTTCAACTTTGTAGTGTGGGACGACCTTGTTACCCCCAAATCCATTGCCACCATTGAGGCGCGAGAAAAGCAACAGATTCACTGGTCAACGATTGCCGAGACTCGATTAGAGCCAGGCGGACTCTTGCTACTCCAAGGCCAGAGACTCAGCCCCGACGACCTCTACCGCTACGCCCTAGACTTGAAGTCTGGTGAGTGGGATGACGACGACGTTGACTTTGACGAACGTGGTGAGGAAATCATCCGTGACCGTGGCGACAAGAAGTACAAGCACATCATCTTCCGAGCGCACGATGAAGCCCGATGCGACGGGGATAACGGCAAGACTCCAAACCACGACCCCAAGACTGCCAAGCCATACCCTGAAGGTTGCCTTTTAGACCCCCGTAGATTGCCCTACAAGAAGATCAGGATGCTTGAGGGCAACCCGATCAACAGTTACCGCACCGTCTACCAGCAGGAAGATGTAGACCCTGCCAACGTTCTTGTACAAAACGAGTGGATTTACGGTTCCGAGAAATATCCCGGCTGTCTGGACAAGGGCCGAGACTTCTGGGAACTCCCCGAAGGCGTATCACCTGATGGCCTCATCATCATGGCCTCCTGTGACCCTTCCCCATCTATGTACTGGGCAGTAACCCTATGGGGATACGACCCCATCACTGAGTACCGCTACCTGCTGGCGTTCCATCGAGGCAAGATGGAAGCCCCGCAGTTCTTGGACTTCAGCCAAGAAACGGGAGAATACACCGGGCTCATGGCAGATTGGCAAAACAAGTCCCGTCAAGTCGGGCTTGAGATCCAAACGTGGATTGTAGAAGTCAACGCAGCTGCCAAGTTCCTGCTTCAGTACGACCACGTTCGTAAATGGCAGGCCAAGAATGGCGTGGACATTTTGCCCCACACAACAGGTAAGAATAAGTCTGACCAAGAGTTTGGCGTACAAACCCTCGCTCCACACTACAGATACGG